AACTAACACATAACAAAACTAAAGAAATTCTTAAAAAATTAGGATTTAACAAATATTATGAACATATCGCCTTTATTAAAAATAAATTAGGGATTAAACCTCCTATATTTAGCCCCGAATTAGAAGACACATTATATAATTTATTTTCAGAAATACAATCACCTTATGCTAAAACGTGTCCAGATTATCGTGTAAATTTTTTAAATTATTATTATGTCCTTTTTAAAATTTGCGAACTTCTTGAAGAAACTCAATATCTACACGAAATACCTTTGTTAAAAGATAGAGAAAAACTTATTGAACAAGACGAAACATGGAAGAAAATGTGCGTTGAATTAAATTGGGAATTTATACCTACAGTTTAAAATAATAAAAATGTATAAAATATTAAGTTCTAGTGTAAAATATTTATTATTAGTATGTCGTAACCATATTCCCTTTTTTATCAAAAATCCAAATATCATAATTATATCCTAATTGTATTGCTGATAATTGTTTTTCAAAGACATTATTTTTCTCCTGATTAGTCCAAGTTGATTTCACTTCAATACAACGATTTTGCGATTTAATATAAAAGTCAACAAAATGCCGTCTCTTTTTGTTAGTTTTATCCGTATACCATATTTCTGGAACATCTATTCTATTCGTAATAATATCTTCTTCTGAAATATGTTCTTTATTAAGTAATAAATCTAACGCAAAATTTTCATATCCTTGATAATTTATTATTTTACCTGACGGAAGTGTATACTGTTTTATATTATATGATGCTTTAAGCATATTTTCAGATATTTCAGCGTTTTGTGAATGATGTGGAACTCCATATTTTTCTAAACTTTTTTCAATCATTTTTTTTTGAATTTCCAAATTTCCGATTACTGATTTACAACCATATTTTATTAAATTTGTTTCCATAGTTTTATCTTTAATAATTTTATTTTGTTGTGGATTTTCAAAACCATATTTTAATATGTTTGTTTCTTTTCCCTTATTTTTAACTATTTCAGATTGTAAAACATATTCAGTTCCATATTTTTCTAAACTTTTTTTCTTCTTTTGTTCTTTAATTCTATCCAATTGAGAAATATGTTCTACGCCATATTTTTCTAATATAGTATTTTTTTGTTTTTCTTTAATTTCACTATTTTTCATTGAATTATCAAAACCATATTTTATTAAATTTGTTTCTTTAATTTTTATTTTACCGTTATTTTTACTACAAATTTCACAATAACCGTTTAGTTTTATAAATTCTCTAAAGGTTTTATTGAATTTTTTTTCACAATCTTTGGTTATACATTTTCCAGAAATTACTGTATCTCTATTTATTATTTTGTTAGTATAATCGTCAATTAATATTATATTATTTTCTTCGCAAAATTGGTTTAATGTACTATAATTATATTTACAATTTAGTTTCCATTTTTGTTTTCCATTTTCTACAGCACAATTATAACAATAAGCCCCAGTTTTTACAAGTTGTCTAAAACTTTTATTTATTATTTCATTACAATTTTCTGTACTACATAAACCTTTTATGTAACTATCTCTATTGATTTTTATTTGCGAATAATCCTCTGATAAATTAATATTGTTATCATCACAATATTTATATAGCGTTTCATTATTATACAACATTTTAGTATAATAATGATTTACAAATATATATATATTTCAATTTTTTATGTGAAAATTGTAATATATTATAAAAACAACTTAAAGATATAATCATATATTAATGTTAAAAACCCCCAGGAAATGACACTAAATTCAAGCCAATCCCTAGACCCGCTCCTGATCTAGCAGATACTCCCATTGAAGGAATATAAGTATCTAAAATAGCAAAGGTGGCGGCAGCAGTCAACGCAATCAACGCAATCTCTTCAAGATTCAATGAACGCTTTGGGATGGCAAAGGCAGCAATAGCGACCATTAATCCCTCAATCAAATACTTAACAACTCTCTTAATAAGTTCAGTTACATCAAACATACCCATCATTATATAAATTAAAAAGAAAAAAATATATATTATTTATATTATTTATTAAATTAAAACTTAAAACCAACTATTTACTAAATATTATAAATGAGTAAAAATACCGGCCCAAAAAAAGGAGTTGAGAGAAAACAAAAAAATAATGGAACTCCTAACGCTAAATATGTTGATTTGTTGGATGTTGATAAGTCTATTGCCGGACAATCATTTGGGTGTTTTTCTTTTATTTCTCCAGATAAAATACTTAAACAACGAGAGATGTTCTTTTTTGAAGAATTTTTGAAGCAATGGGAAATGAATAAATCAATGGAGAAATTTCATCAATTTTTAAATTTTGTTTCATTTAAATATAAGCTACAGTTTGAAGAAGTCATTAAAGATTTTGAATCATTTGTTAAAGAAGAACAGGAAACAATTGTTAGTTCATCCGTTGAAGATGATTATAAAACATTTTTAGATCGTGAAGAGGACAACATTGATAAGAAATTTAATCTTAAACATAATTTTCAAACTTCGGTTAAAGGCTTTAAGGCAAGAGGCAATTTCGCTTCTCAAGAAGAGGCTGAATTACGCGCCAAACTTTTAAGAGAAACTGACCCAGGATTTGATATTTTTGTTGGACCAGTTGGAACATGGCTTCCTTGGGATCCTGAAGCTTATAAAACTGGACGAGTTGAGTATATGGAGGAAGAATTAAATCAGCTTGTCAGTGAAAAGAAAAAGAACGAGACAGTTGCTAAAAATGCGTTTGAACAGAGAGTCAAAGAGACCAAACAAAAAGCTATTGATGAAAATAAAAAGAGCGCAGAGAAACACGGAAATCTTCTTACACAAGACATTGATGATGAGGGAAATCTTGTTGGCGTTGGAAATAATACTACTGAACAAAATATTAATGCTAAAGACCCTGAAACTATTTCCGTTGCTGATATTAGAAGCGAATTGTTTGATGGAGATAATGTTGTGGTTGGAAAGTCTGATTATGGACAGTCACAACTTAAGTCTGGGCCTTTCGCAAAAAGCGATTAATTAAAAAAATAGTTTAATAATTAGGTTAATAAATATAATTTGTTTAATTATATTTATCTATGTTATAGGAAAGTTAGGTATATTGGCGACAACTTCACTTATGTTTAACGTAATTTCGTTTTTCTCATTAGTTTACAATATTTATAACACACATAATACAAGTAGTTTTAATTGGTTTTATTTAATGGGAAATCTTACGGCTCAAATATTATTAATTGTTTATGGGTTAGCAAATAAAGCACCTGAAATTTATATGCCAACTGTATTGTTATTATTTGGGTTGGCTTATATAATGTATGATAAATTTACATATGGAAAAATCACGACGAAAAATCACGATGAAACAACTTTATAATAATAATCATTATTAAATATGACCTTATTTTTAATACTTCTTGACATTTTCGCTGGTGACATATTTTCATCTTCTGCTGATTTTGCTATTGTATCCCATATACATAATATGTCGCCTGTTTTATAATCTATTTTTTCAACTTTCTTACCAGTAGATGATGTATTTTTATGCGTATATTCATTTACTTTTAACGATATGCCGTAGTATCCTTCATTAGAACCTTGGTCCGTCCAAACGGTTGCCTTTAATACATATTCCGAGCTATTTAAATATGCTTTTATATTTTGTAAGTCATCATTTTCTATAGATTTATTCATTGTTTTTTTCCAACGCTGAAATTCTGAAAGTAAAGTTGAATTCAACATTTTTCCATTTGGATTGAATATACATATTTGAAATAAAAAAGTCTCAACGTCATTGTTCGCATATTTTTTCTTATATTCTATCGCCTTTAATTTTACACCAATATATCCATGAACAATTTGATTTTTATTTTGGTTAGAGAGACGACTTGGTTTAAATCTTGTGTCTAAATATGTTTTAAACGCATGGAAAGTTTCTTTTTTGGGTTTAATTTTATTCCAAATACGATACGCTCCTTCCATATTTGTAGATGATTCTTCAACATCTAAACGAACAATACACATTGAATTAATAAATTCATTAAATTTGTTAGTTTGGTCGTCTTCTGGCAATAAAGGATTTTGATAAACCGACTGATTTTCTTTTTCAAATAGTTGTAACTTATGTTCTTGTAGATTTAATTTTTCGTTTAACTCGTTTATTTCTAGCATTTGTTTAACGGTCGTTTCATTTAATTTTTGTAATTGATTTTTTAATTCTTCTTTTTCACTCAACAATTCTTCATTTTGCTTTAATAACTTATTGTAATTATCAATACTATATGTCTTTGAATGTATAATTTCTTTAATATATTTTGTTAGTTCATTAATAGTAAATTTACTATCATAAGCAATAATTTCTGTTTTATTTTTTTCATTTACTACTATATTACGTATTTGTTTTTTAATATCACGATGAGTTTTAATTAAATTTTCAATCTCTACTTTATTTTGAACTTTAAATGCTTCTAATAGTATAAAATTATCATAATTCTTACGATGATCCATAACTCTAATGTTCAAATTATTTGTGTGTCCAAATTTAATAAGTTTATCTCCTGATTCATTAGTATTATTAATTGTGCCAAAATATATACATTCAGTATTAATTGGAAATTGTTTAATTAATGTTTCTTCAATTGCTTTTTGAGTGTGCTCTTCATTTGACTGTTTAATTTGTAAAAGTTGTTCTCTTAATTCTTTAGTTTCTTCTTCAATAGTTTGATGTAATATCTCTTCTAAATTAATATAATAATTATGTATTTCAGATGCCTTTGATGTTTGTGCCTTCAAACATAATGACTTAAAACATTTGATTGTCATAAATATTTTTTTTATATTTTGTCCACCATTTTTTTTAATATTATTTTCTGTTTCTAAAACTGCTTTCTCTGTAGAGAAAGCGAGTTTGTAATCAACATCTATTTTAAAATACTTCTCCAAGCATTCTTTTGCTCTAATTTTTTGACTAAATCCTAACCATTTCCATACATCATCTAAATCAACTATAAAATCATTTATTTTATCATATTTTAAATAACAATAAAAGCTACTTATAAACAATTTCTGTTCAAAATCGGTAAACAATGCTTTAATTTTTCCCAATAATTTGCTATTATATGTGTTAGATAATTTTGAAATTGGATTTTTTTCAATAAGGTCTATGATGTTAAAATCTTCCATTTAATTATATATTTATATACAAATATATCTTTAAGTTGTAATTCCGCTTATATATATAAAAAGCGGATTTTAAAAGCGGATTTTTACCATTTGCTTTTCTTGACATCTATTTTCGGTCCCTGACCTCTTTTCTTCACATTATTTGGGTCATATTGTTCTCCAGCGTCATCGTCATCATTAATTTGTTTTGATAAATCCCAGAACTCTTTTGAACCCAATCTAAAGTCATTATGTGAATCGGCTTTGTACCAAAAAACTTGGTCCTGTAATTTATTTGATTTTGCGTTATTATTAATAACCAAACATTCAAAATTTTCGGTACACTGATCCATCACCTGAGAAAACGACTCAAATGTCGGAAACATTCCAGCATAATTTTCATAAATGCGCTTTCTATTCGCAATATATGGCTCTCTCAAAATAAAAACATAATCTATATTAGTTCTGAGCGTTGGTGGTATGCCTAAAGGGTATTGCATTGTGATGAGTAACATCACCTTCCAGTGTCTGCCGTTCATAAACAATAACCGCATCATCTTATCACGAGCCCAAGTATTGTCATAAAGACAATCATCTAAAATAACAAATGTGCGCGGGTCAATTGTGCTTCGTTTAAATTGCTCCATTTCCTTTTTAACTTGTTTTAACACGCCTCTTTGACGTTTTAAAATGTTTTCGATAATTGCTGTATTATATTCATTATGGATAAATAATTTTGGCACCATTTTTCCATAAAACCCGTTACCCTCTTCAGTCCCAGATATAACAGTGCCGATTGGAATATC